CAGCAGAAAGCATAAAATCATTCTTTACATAATTGATACCCTTTTTTTCTTCCAATGAACCCATTCCCCTAGACGATACACCAAGTTGTGCGCCTTCACTTACTAAATTCTTTGCAATATTTCCCATAGGGGTGTCTAGAAGTTTTGCTTTACCAACACAATCATTACCTTCAAATTTAAGTTCTTTGATCATATGAGAAACTCTATCTAGATTCACAGTTGGTCCTTGCGGGTGATTCAATTCCCCCATTGCTCTATTTTTATTTACCGATTCTTTAACATATCGATTTACTTCTTTTTCTAATATGTTTTTTTTATATACTCTACCATTTCGGTTCTTCTGCTCTGCTTGCATAAAAGTACCTTGAATGAAATGGTTCTTTTTACCACCATCATCCTCTTCAATTAGGTATTGGACATCTTCGATCATTTCTGTTATTAGTTTCATTTGTCGCCCTCTTTTATACTTGTGTCATATGTCTTACCGTTAACTTCAGCCGAGACATTTGTTCCTGGCTTTGCGCCAACTGCACGTTCGTGTCTCCGGGCCGCACGCCGTGCTGACTCAGCGTCTGTTTCATTCACTTCTTTCTTCTTTTTACCTACTCTAGAACCAAGAGCGCCACCTACTGCTGCACCAACGGGACCACCTACTACTGCACCAACACCGGCTCCTACTCCTGCTGCTTTCCATCCTTCAGAGGCTACTTCTTGTGATTGGTTTTTCTTTTTGCGCTCGCCGGATTTTTTACCTACCACATAACCAGCCCCTGCTGCCGCGGCCGCTGGAGACAGTGCTGCTTTACCTACCATTCCAGCGCCCCTTGCTGCAAGACCAACCCATTCATCTATCTTCGGTTTGTCTTCGTCAACACCCTTCTGCCTTTTATTAGCATTAGCAGACTTTTGAAGCCAATGACCTGCAAGGGCTCCAATAGGCCCTCCCACAAGTCCTCCAGCAACAGCACCCATGATTCCTTCATCGGTTTCATCTTTATCATCGGTTTCATCTTTATCAATTGCTTTTCCGATTTTCTTTCTTCTGTTTTTCAAGTAATCATCAGAACTATCAGAATCACCATCGTTGTCTATATCATCATCACCCTTTCCTACAGGATCAAGTGTTTCACCAGAATCATCTTCTGAATCGTTTTCTTTATCAGTAGACTTGGCATACTTGGTTTCTTCCTCGTCATCATTGGCTTTTTTCTTTTCAGCAACAATTGATGCTACACCTTTTGATTGGGAATAAACATCAGAAATATAGTTTGTTTCAAAATTACCAATAGCATCGTTAAGTTTTTGGTATAAAAGGCTTTCGGTTTCCTCTTTGGCTTGAACTAAATTGCCTTGTGAGAGATTTTTTAGGATATTTTCTGATAACATAATTATTCCTCAATCTTGTTTGAATTGATTTTTACAAAAATCAATAATTTTGTTGTAGTCGTCTTCTGACTTCTCTATTAGGTTCCGCATCCTAGTTTGATTTTCATCACTAAGAAGATCATGAACCGCAGAAAATGACTTTGCTTCTTCTAATTTAATATGTATATTTGAACCATCTTCTGTAATAAAAGAAGAACTAGAATTAGAGTCTAAAGATTCTTTAATGGCGTTAATGAATGAAAACTCTTCTCTTAATTTTCCTTTCATATCCTTTACAAGCATCTCAAGCATTTTTTTCATTTCATTGTTTTTAATCTCAGAAACCAATACATTGTTGGAATTTAAAGAAAATGATCTTTTATTAATTCCCATATCGGTACTAGCAGAAATAAATTTCTTTGCGATTGATGCTGACGGGAAAGAATAAGTTGTTGCATTTCTTGCTTCTTCTATACCCGCAGTATGGAGAAGATTTTTTGAAACCAATTTCCCACTATCAGATAAACTATTGGAAATTCTTTCTTCCATTTCTTTCTTACACAAATCATAAAATGAATCTTTATCGTCTAATAAAGCATGTTTTATCATATCTTTTATATTTTCCATTTAAAAATCTCCCGTTTCTTCTTCTGGTGGCTCTAAAGCCTTTTCTTTATTCATTTGAGTATCTATTTCTCTGATCTCTTCTTCTGTTTGCCGTAGAACATTCTTCCGTACCCAGTCAACAGAATAATACCTTCCTATGTATTCATCTAATTGGCTTAAGATATCTAATCTTTCTTTCATCAACTCTGTTTGTTTTAATTCTGTGAAATACGAATCTTCATTGAAGATGTATCTAAAATCTTGGTAAATTCTATCCCAATCTTCCTGTTTTATTATTCCCTTCAGTATCAATTGTGTTTTAATCAATTGAGCGAACATATCACAGAAACGATTTCTAATCTTTTCAATAAATTTAAAGAACTTCACTTCATCTCTAGATATTTCTGCACTTCTTCCTAGATTAAACCCGCTGTCGGATTCCATTCTACTAACAGGAACATTCAACGAACGGTATACTTTCTTTAAAAGATAATCCACATCTTCCATTTCACCAAGATTTTGTCCACCATCAAGAGTAGTAATTTCAGTTCCTTTACCACCCTCTCTTCGTGGTAGCCAATAATCCTCAAGCATATGAAGGTGATCTCTTCCGTCTGTAATTTCTCCAGTAGAAGCGTTGTATGTTAGTTTGTTTCTATAGCGATTCATAATATCTCTGAGATATTGTTCTGCTTTTTGCTTTGGTAGATTACCAACATCAATATAGAAAATTCTACGTTCTGGGGCTCTAGATATTCGGTAAATTACTACTGCATCTTCTATTTGCCTTAGCATATTTACTGGTCTGATTGCTTTTGCAAGATACCCAACAACCCTTTTAGATTTAGAATCCAAAACACCGGAATGAGAATAGCAGATAGAATCTGGAGAAATTTTAATCCCTGCGCTTGATGTGGGATTTACAGAATCCTTGCTGGTATCTGTGTAAAGATAAAATTCTTCAACCCTTTTCACAAAGGGAACTTTATTTGTCCCCACATGCGTTTGTTCCTTTTCTACCTTTCTGATCTTTTTTATATTAACAGGATCGATACTTCTTAATTCCTGAATACCTTTTCTGGGTGCTTCTGTATCAATTATTATATGATAGTATAATTTACTATCAATATACCACCTTCTAAATATATCTGATCCTTTATTCCCAAAATCTAACAATTTAAGAATACCTTGAAATTCTGAATATATTTTATTCTTGATGTTATCCGAAAGATCAATATGTTCTAAATCTAATCTTACTGGCTTTCGTTGAATATCTGAAATGATTGCTTCATTAATAACATCTTCAATTGCTTGATCTACTTCTGGAAATAAAGCCATTGTGCGGTATTGGTTAATTAATTGATTTTCATCACGAATAGAACCGGCGAAGTCGATAACTGTACCGAAAACTCCACCAGTTTCTAAGGTGTACGTACCATCATAATCATCCGGTGCAACAAAAGATTTCTCTTTCGTTTCAACTGGTAGTGGTTGTTTTTTCCCTATGGAAAACCCAAAAATATCTAGAGGCATAATATAGGATCCTTTTAAAAGTTTCTCATATTATGTATAAGAAAAAAAAGGAATCAGGTGAACTGATACCCACCTTCACGTCGCCCGCTTATGAATTCGCTGCGGGAGTATTACCCCCACCCGCAGCATTTCCAGTATTTGTTGCCCGTTCAATATAATCATATGCAAGAGTAACAGTATATTCAGTCAATGAGTCAGCAGAATCATATGTTAAATCAATTGCTCCCACTTCTACAGGCCAACAATTAAATAATCTTATAGTTCTACCAGTTAACTCATTTCCTTGCATGTCTAGTTGAGTAACTGTCCATGTGGTATATTCCTCACCAAGACCAGAAATTACAGATTGATCTGTTATATTTTCCTTATGAGTGTTAAACTTTTCATGCCATGCTTCAAATTTTTGTCTTGCGTTTGATTCTCCAGCCTCATCAAGTAGAGTAATAGTCCATTCGGCATATGCACGATCACCGGGAAGTTTTGCAACTCTTCCACGGAAAGGAACTTGCATAACACCCAATGTCTGTACAGGCATAGATGCTGCCTTTACTAAAAGAGGATTGGGTAAGGACCCTTGACTGCCTATGTCCCCGGTAACTATAAACCTATTAGGTCGTGTACCTCCGTCAAACGCTGATTTGAATGTTGATATTGCGTTGGAATGTGCTGCTGGGCTAGGTGCTACCATTTATAATTCTCCTAATATTATTCTATTCTCATTCTAGAGAATCGGCTGTGTTCTTGTTTGTGAATGTAATTCTGATATAATTAATACTCTTTGCTGGTTTAATGAATACATCAGCAATGAATTGATTTGCATCTATAAGTGCATCCGTATTGTTTGAACCGTCACAAACAACTCTATAATCATAGAGTCCTCGTCTTGCTCGTATTGACTCAAGAACTGGTGTAACAGCATTCACGAAAGATGCTCTTGTTAATGCATCATTTATTTCAAAGAGTTTATCCCTTGCTGCTGCACCAATTGTTTTCTTAAGGAAGATGAACAATCTGGAAACATTGATTCTACTTAAGGTACTAGTATTAGCGGCACCGGTTTTATCTCCGAACAGAACAGTTCCTTCACCGGGGAATGCTAGTACAGGATTTATCTTTAAGTCATACAGTACGTCTTGTTCACCCTCATCAAGATCATACGTTAGTCTTACTACATCTAACATTGATCCTCGTCTGAACCCAGCAGGTGAGTACCAAGGTGCTGCATCCCTATCTGTTCTTGCAATGGCACCAGCAACATCTGGGCAACATGATGTGGTAACTAAACTTGTCGTCCCATCGTTGTCTGTACCTCTACTAATGCCTAAGTGTCTCTTTGTACCAAACACACAAACATTAAACTCATCAGCGCCTCCTTGATGTGCTGGTGTGATGCCAAATGTACCATTTGACGTATCTGGGACA